GGATAATGTCGTAGTACGCTACGCGCACGGTCACGAATAATTGAAGGTACGCGAGGAGTTTTACCTGGATCGCAAAGTTCTTCTAATAATTTTTTTCCGTGTTTCATTGCACGGAATCTTTCGTTAGGTAATGTCATGGGATTTTCCTCATATAGAAAGGGGCAGAGTTACTGCCCCTAACGCCTTAGGCTTTCTTTTGTCTTGCGCGAATTTGCGCTAAAATGTCTTGAGCCTTATCGCTTGATGTTGCTTTTGGAACAACAACTGGGCTGCTTGCGCTTACGTCTTCATCTTCATCAGAAGTAGAAGTTGTAATTACGGTTGGCGCAACTGTAGCTGTTTCAGTTGTGTTACTATTAGCAGGAGCCTCTAGTCCATATGGACGATAGTATGCACCCCACTTGTCATTGTCGTATGGACGACCATCAACGCTTGCCTCAAACATTTCTTTGATTACACGTAATTCAGCCTCGCTAGGTTTCTTTGGTAAGAAATCTTTAAGATTGAATAAACCATGTGCTTCAATAGCTGCTGCTTCGGCTTCTGTTAATGCAGTCTCTTTACGAGCCCAGTTAGATGTTGAATAATCAGCATAGCCACCTTTGCTTGTTTTCTTGATGTTAAAATCAAGACCACTCATATAGTCAGTTGGAATGTTTTCCATTTCAGGATCCATCAAACTTGATTTAATGATTGTAAAAATTTGTGGACTAATAACAAATCTACGAACTGGATTTGGTGGAGTTTTGTCATCACCAAGTGGGTTTGTGCGTACAAAACCTTGGAACAAATAACTGCGTTTCTTCCAATACTTATTTGCCATTTCTTTTAATGTTTCATCTTTATACCAAGGACGAACCTCAGCAAGAATTGGACAGTTTTCACCATACATTTCTACGCATGGTACTTGAACTTGAATTTGTTTTACGTTGCTATCACCTTTGATTCCATTAAATGGAAGTTTGATGATTTGTCGTTCTACCCAAAAGAATGTGTTATTGTTATCTGCGTCTGGTAAAAAGCGAATTGTGGCAGTAGTGCCTTCACTCATATTCCAGTGTGGATAGATTGCACCATCTGATTGTGCGTTTTGACCTTTAGTTTGACTTTTGTTTTCTTGCGCTGCGATACGAGCGCGGATTTCTGCTAGACTAGCCATTATGTTTCTCCTTGTAAAATGTGCCTATGTTGAGCCTAAATGTGTTTTATATGTCGTTGTCGGAGACAACTAACACACTTTATAAATTATATACATAACTTATTGATGTGTCAATACTATTTATCACCTATTGGCGAAAATAGATTTTTTTATATTGTTTTTGGTGTTTTTAATGTAGCATTAACTCTACGCACACTATGACTTATTCCGCAGTATTGATTACACTTTGCCATAACATTTCTTACCATATCAGTGCCATACCAAAATAATTTTAAGTCGCCCTTTTTGTTTAACTTAAATCCTGGGAACTTATGTGAGAAACATAGGCGTGCTACACCATCCATGTCAACCATGATGTTTCTGTTGAAACTATTACAAATTAATTTTTCAGTTCCTCTACCATTCCAACCCAATAATGCGTCTTCGTTTTTATGTACACTATCGTGATACATTTCTACTGTATCAATATATTCTGGATCTAAATTAAGTTTATATTTCTTATTACATTTATGTAGTATCTTTTTTAATTCTACATGGTCACGAATCACATTGTTTTCATAAAACTTATCTGCTCGTTGTTGACCTTGTTTGTCAATCAATGTGCCGAACATTGGTTGAAGCCAATTTAGTTTTAGTTTATCTGCGCCTAACTCATTTAATACAAAATCATAAAACTTATCTAAGTCTCTATAATTTTGCTCACACATAACTGACATTGCGTATATTGGAGTTGTTTTGTTTAATAACTTTCTTGCCTCTAATAATAACTTAATAGCATTAACAGCCATGTCATATGAACCAACCATGCCTCTAGTTGAATCGTGTACTTCTGCTTTATAACTATTCAATGATATTGTAATTTCAGTTGGGCCTTCAGTGATTAATCTTTTAGCAAAACTTAAATCAGTTACCATTGTGCCATTCATGACTGATAAACAACCTAACCCTAACGCTCTGCATTGTCTAGTGATAGGCCAATATCTTTCTGGATTCATCAATGCTTCACCTCCACATATAACAATCTTACCATTAGGATTCAATTCATGGAATTCGTTAATGATTTCATTACGCTGTTCTATAGTAATATGAGTAGGCAATACTACTTCTTTTCTAGTCCAATACATACATGTTTTGCATTTAAGATTACATTGCAAATTAGTATCTAAAAATAAAAATTTAGGAGGATTGTTCATTTTATTATTAATACAGGTTTTGGTTGTGTGCCATATAATTCATCACCTGATAGTAACCAAGTTTTTTCGTGTTTGATTTGAATCTTTGGATCGCCCCAAATAGTGTATCCTAACTTTGATGCTTTATGACAGAAAGCAACATCTTCAGATAAAAAACTATTTTCATGTTCATGGTTAATAGGTTCAAACCAAGGAAATTCCATTGACTCAAATACGCCTGCTTTAACTGCCATGAATCCCATACCACTTGCGCCTAACTTAATTCTATCACTATTTGTATCTAGTTGATTTCTTTCTATCCAATGTAAATGTGTAATGTCGCCAGTTTCTTTTGTTTTGAATTTAATTGCCTGCGCGTAAGTTTTATTATCGTATTGCATATAAAATCCAGACACAATTTTATGATCATTATTGCTTATTAGTCTGCCTAAATCTTCGGGAGTCCAAATACAATCATTGTCTATCCAGATTATCCAATCGTATTCTACTAGTCCATTAAATGGTTTAAATGTTTTATCTGGTCTACCTCTACCACCTAATAACCAATTTCTACAATTATATATTATAGGTGTATATGCGTTGACTGTTTCGTATTCTATTTTATTTCTATGTAATGACTTGACTGTATCATTCCAAGCAGCCAACCAATTTTTACTGAAGTAATCACCTGGTAAACAAAATACTAATTTCATTAAATTATTTAATGTGTATTTTGAATACTTTAGATTTTATTATAGGCTGCTAAGTGTGCTAACTGCTTCAACCAAATAACGTACCGCTATTTCGGCATCGGCTGTTTTTAATTGGGCTTGAACATCTTTTAGTTCATTAAGTATATCCGTACCATCTTGTACACTTAATTCGCCACTTTTAATTTGCGCTTTTACGCTTTCTACCTGATCTAAAATATCTTGTGCTATACTCATAGGAATCTACCGCTCCATGCTTGTCTTACTACTTGCAATCTTAATTTGGCAAGTTTCAAATAATTATCACATACTGCTTTTGATTTAGCATTACTTGCTTTTTCCAAATTTGATTGGATACCAACTACATTATCTAATTGTGGGTCATTGCGAAACTTACTGTATTCAGCAAGTTTCTTAGCATCCACAGCAGCCATATCAAATTGACCATTTATATCTGTACAATCTAATTCATCAACTTCTATCTGTAATTCAATATAATTGCCACCTAATACTGGGTCATATTTTGTAGGCATGATTTTATATAGAGTAGAACAGCCTGTTAAACTTACTACTGCTAATAACATAATAACTTTTTTCATTTTAAACTCCGCTTAGTTTTTTAAGTCTACGAATTTCTGGGTCAATACTTTCTGCGCCAACTAATTTACCACGCAAGTTCTTTTCATTTTTACCTACTGGTTCGGTTGGGCCTAATTGTCCTACACGCTTTTGATTGGCATCTAGGTCTTCCGCCACACCTTCCTTCTGATATACTATAGCCAGTTCTCTCTCACGGATTTGTCTTTCCAAATCTTTTATCTGACGAGCAACACTCGGTTTCTTGGCCAATAACGGTTTCAGTGTTTCAATCTTATTCTTAAGCCATTCAATTTCGTGATGTGCTTGACTGGCTGAACCACCAAACCCACCTCGTGTAGTTGAGCCTTCCGCCACACCTTCGTCTAATTGATCATCACTGAATTCTATGTGATCGTAGGCGCTCCATGGTTTACCAGTACGACCGTCAACATATTCGTCATTAGGACCATAATCAGAGTGTTCATAGTAATCATGACTGACCATGTCTACGCCGTCGAAATCTGCGGTATAGTCGATATAATACTTTCTAACTTTACCGTCAGGACAATGCACCCCACGGCTTAGGATTTTTTCTACTGCTTCTTGTGCATCAATAATCTTTTTTAATGGGCTACCGCCCTTTCTTGCTATATCTGCTAAACGACTCAGATCATGTGTGTACCATGCTTGAGCTAATGCATGTAGATACCCCATGCCATCGTCACCATTGCCACCTTGACCTGGGGCAAATTCATTCAAGGAGCCTTCCGCCACACCTTGCTCGT